CCTGACACAGTCAAGTCGCCTGTAATCTGAACATCAGTAAATGTTGGGGAATCATCAACAGAAATTACTATATGTGGCTCAGTGTTGGCTGGCATAGAAGTTGTAATGTTAGTACCACCTTGTATATAAAAATCTCTGCCTAGTTGGAAATTCACACTAGTGGAGTCATCAGCCACAATGGTTAGCTCTGGCATTCCAATTGTTAACGTATCGCCGCCATCTACTACTGAGGCAGTTATGCCTCCTGTGCCAAGCACATTCAATGTGGCTTGATCAAGAATAAGAATCTCTGTGCTAGAGGAATCAGCAACTTTTATACCTGTGCTGACAAACCCTACTACCGAATCAACATATGCTTTCACTGATTGTTGTGTTGGAATCAGTGTGGCTGAATTTGATACCATGTTATCTTCATCTACAAATGCAGTGGCAGTAATAGTGCCATCAGACAGAGAACCAAACGTAACTGTGCCATCTGATGTTAAATTTCTAATTGTGGCAATGTCTCTGTTGGCATCAACCACCAGTGCTTTGGAGGCTGCCACTGTGCCAGCAGTGATTCCGTCGATGGTTTCTAATTCTGCTTCATTGATTACAGCAGAACCAATTGTAAATCCAGCTGCTGTGACCACGCCACTAAAGCTTGGAGCATCATCTACAGATATAGTGAGTTGGCTGCCGCTGTCTGTTGATGTGGTTACATTGGTGCCGCCTTGTATGAAGAATGAATCCACACTGATTGCCAATTGCATGTTGGTCGAATCGTCTGCACCAATTGTCAGCGTTGTGCCTGAACTGATTTCACTGTCCACATATGCTTTGATTGACTGTTGTGTGGCCAGTGCAGTGTCTGAGTCAGATGACATGTCATCTTCATCAACTATGGTTGATACTACAACTCCTTCATTAAATCCAAAGTTTCCGTTGACTTGTAAAGCATCATTGATCGTCACTGCTGTTGAATCTGCAGAGTTAATTGTGTTCACAGTCAGTGTGCCTTCAAAGTTGGCACCGCCTACCACTGATAATGTTGAATCTAATTGCAATGCTGACTGAATTGACACAGCACTTGAATCTTTTGCTGATATTTCATCAACTGTAATTTTATCGTCCAATGCAAATGTTAAGCCATCCCCTGTCACTGATGATGTGATTGAATTACCGCCTTTGACATTTAGTGTATCACTGAGCACCATACTGATTTCTGATGAAGCATCATCGCCTAAAACAAGTGTGTTGTTGGCACTAATTTGAGTATCAACATATGCTTTGACTGATTGTTGTGTAGGAATAAGTGTGGCTGAATTGGAAGACATATCATCTTCATCTGCAAATGCAGTGGCAGTGATAGTGCCATCGCTAAGTGAACCAAATTGAACAGTACCGTCTGATGTAACGTTTCGCAGTGTAGCAATATCTCTGTTAGCATCGACAACCACAGCTTTGGAAGCTGCCACAGTGCCTGCTGTGAGATCATCAATTTGCTCTAGGTCAGATTCATTGATGACTGCGGACCCTATTGTAAACCCACCGGCTGTCACAACGCCACTGAACGTAGGAGCATCATCGACTGATATGTTTAGTTCTAAACTGCTGTTGGTAGATGTTGTGATGTTTGTGCCACCCTGCACATAAAATCTATCAATGCCAATAGCAATTTCCATATCAGTGGAGTCGTCACCTACAACATTTAATGTGTTGCTTTGACTTTGCAGTGAAGCTAGACTGGAATCATCTGCGTTAACAATTTGTAAAGTTCCTGATCCACTGTCTTGTAAAATAATATTGCCAATGTGAATGGATGAGCCTGCAACATATAGTCCTGACCATCTTTTATCAGCAGTGCCTAAACTGAATGCGTTGTCTGTTTGTGGCACAAGATTGTCTGCAACTTGCACCTCAGTAGAATCATTTGATCGCAACACGTTGGTGTATGTTTCAGTCGAATCACCTGCTCCGCCAAATGTTACTGTGGCAGTGCCGCCACTGAAGTCAACACTGAGTCCATCAGCAAAATTAATTGTTGCAGCTGTGCCCGATGAAGCTCCATTGTCTTGAACAGCTACACCAGTGCCTTCAGCTGTGATGCCAGTCAACCCAGATCCATCACCTGCAAATGCTTGTGCAGTCACAGTGCCGTCGACATCAACGTCTTCTCCGATTCTTACCACTGAAGAACTGTCTGCTTTGATTATGCCAGTGAGGATGAGATTGTCATCTATCACAATGCCAGTGGAGTCATCTGACTTAATAATGTTGGCCACTAGGTCGCCACTCATCACAATGTCGCCTGTGCCGTTTGGTTCAATGATTATGTCAGAGTTTGTAAAAGTAGAACTAATGATGTTGCCTGAAATATCAATCGACTTCCCTGTGGAGTCTTGACCAATCAAATCATACAGTTCATCAAAGTTATTATTAGCCTTGATCATTGCGGCGCGGAGTGTATCGCCGTCGCCTGTATTGATTCCTGATCCTACAAAAATTCTTTGTTTTGTCATTTAGTAATGATATTTATTTGGTTGTGTGAGACTAAAAATTTTAGGTTTGGAGTTTAGTGACCGCCACTCAAATTGGCTGTTACATCCATAAAGTTAATTAGATACCAATTGGTGCCATCATACACCCAATTGGTTACATCTCCTGATGCTGTGGTAATATTGGTTGAGCCACCTTTAAGTGTTGTGCTTGTTACATCAAACACAACTGCGGCAGTTGAAATCACTGTGATTATTTGTCCTACAACGCCGTCGTCGAATGTAGTAAGTGTTTGTCCTGATGCGTGTGTTTTCCACAGATTGCCACCCAATACAGAAGGAGTGGTGTCTGAGGAACTAAATGTGCCAAACGTGCCGGCTGTGTTTGCTCCAAACGAATCTTGTATTTCGATCTTTTGTGAGTCTCTAATTATCTTTGCCATGTGTGATATTTATCGGTCATAAAAAAAGGGGGACATAAAATCCCCCCTTTTGATTTGTATATTACTTGAATGATACGTTTGAAATGCTAATTCTAGCAAGATAGTCAGCTGCATTACCAAGTGATGATGCTGTGTTTGATAACTCAACATAACCATATCTTGTTAAAAAGCTTACTACTGGCTCGAATGTAGACGGATCAAGGACCACACCTGATGACATTAACGGAATGTATGGGCAGTAGAATGCTGGTGCATCTGCTTCTGATGAACCTTTGTAACCTACAAGCACGTCTGTTCCTGTTGATGCATAACCATCAACATATACTCTCATTGAGTTGTTTAAAGTACCTACAAACTTTGTGTTTGTTGGTGCTTCAAATACACCCTCAGTTGATCTTGCGAACGCTGAAGTTGTTGCTGATTGAAGTATTGTTAATGCTTCTGATGATACAACTGCGTAGTTACCTGCACCTCTTCTTGTTCGCTGTGCGATCAAGTTTGCTTGCTGGTTGATAAGCACTGCTAATGCGGCGTGCTCGTCACCTACGAATGTTGCTGTACCTGAAACAGCAGACTGATCAAATGCAGCTGCAGCTGAACCAGCTAGGCTTCTTAATGATGTTAAGATCTCTTGATCGATCTCAGCAGTAATCTCTTGTGCCAATGCGGCCATGATTTCTGCTTCGATGTCGATGCCTTGCTGTGCTTGTGCATCTTGAGCCGCTTCAAAAGTCCATCTTGCTGATAGCTTTCTTGATTTGGCTTCAACCACCTGCTTTAAGATCTGCACGTTTAATTTCTTACCTGCAGCTCCTTCAAGTGTTGCTGTTGCACTACCTTTTGCAGGATCACTGTCGTTACCTGAATAAGATGATGCGATTTTAAATGGAGATAGAGCTTCGTCACCAGCTGCGATGTTTGTTGCACCGCCTGTTGTTGCGTCAGCATATCTAACTCTTAGTGTATGGATTTGTCCAACTGGACCTGTCATAGGTTGAACACCAACTAATTCGTTGGCGATCACAGTTGGCATGACCCTTCTGATTACAGGCAAAATAACTCTGTTCAGAGTTGCTACATTACCGGCTGATGTTGCGCCTGATGTTGCTTGCTCTGACAGGTATTTGCGTGTGTTCTCAAGGACCACATCCAGTGATTTGGCTTTAGTACCTTCAACGCCTTCCATTAAAGCGCCTTTAGTTTCTTGCCACTTACTTTCTAGCAATTGGGATGTCATTTTTGTTTTTTCCTCTCTTAATTAATACCTGCTAATTTGCGGATGTTTGTTACATCTTCGTCTGTTTCATTTGCCTGTATGTGTGCCTTTGGTTTGTCGCCTGTTGTTTCTGTTTTTGATTCAGATATAATCGTTGACTTTCTAGCATCTTTCATTACGTGTGGAAGATACTTGTTGAAAGCTGTTTTTAAATTGTCAGTCTGCACTGTTTCTAACAGATTTGACATAACTTCTTTTTTGTCGCCTGACAGAGGCTGTAACATTTCGTTTAAAATCTTATCTCTACGATGTCTTGACTCGATCTTATTTTTTTCGATCTTTGTTGACTCATAAAGTTTTGATTTTTCATCGATTTGTGTTTGGGCTTCTGCGAGTTGCTTCTGCATCTTGCGAACTTCTGAAGTCTCGTTAAGGTATGAAGTTAGATACTCTGAAGAATATGCTTCAAATATCTTTCTGCCAAAATTGTTTTCTCTTGCAGTTTTGATGTCCTCTTTGAATTGAGTCATCTCTTTTGTGATATTCTCACTAACCACTGATTCAACAATTTTGCTTGCCTTCTTGATGAATGCACTTCTGATCTCAGCAAATTTTTCTTTTGCTTCCTTCACAAGTTTCACACGAGTTTCTACTACAGATCTCTTGTCAGATTCGAACTCATTGAGTTCTTTTGCAAGAGATGAAGTCACAAATGACTCAAGTGTTGCCACTTGTTCTGCCATCTGCTTTCTGTCTGCTTGTAACTCGGCCATCTCGTTGGCAAGTTGCTTTGTGATGAACTTCTGTAGCATTTCCATGTGTGGTTTAACGCCCTTTTTGTACATCACTCTTTGAGCCGCTAGTTGTTTTCTGTCTTCTACGAATTCAGAAACCTCTTTTTTGAGAGATTCATTAACTAATCGGTCCATTGCTTCTACCATTACAGACTTATCATGTTCATAACGCTTGGCAAACTCTTCCCTAACTTCTGTCTTTGCTTCTTCTTTGACTTCTGATATCTTTTGATCCCATGCTTCTTGAATTTCAGCACGAGTGTCTTCTGTTACCAGGTCTTTGTCAAGGAGTTGTTTGATAATGTCTAGCATGTTTAGTCTCCTTTAGCCTATTTTCAGATCCTGAATTAATCGGATCACTCCATCTTTTAGATGTCGTTGTGCTCTTGCATCTTCTTTTACTGCTTTTGCCACTTCCAAAACTTTATGTCCATGCTTCATGTTAAGAAGACTTTCATAAATTGGAGTTGGATAAGCATTTGGAGCTGATGGTTGAGCCACTACATCTACGGTAATAATGTCAAAATCTGACACATTACCTGTTCCTTCGTCTACGTTGCCTGATCCCCTTGATGATACGCCTAGTTTTACGCCTGATTGTAGCATTGTTTCTACAAGTTTACCCATTGGAGTAGGTAAAATTTTTAATTTTCCATATCCGTTGTTGCCTTCCATATACATGTTTGTTAACATGTGTGATACTCTATCCAAATTAATTTTGAGATCTTCTGGATGATCAACTTCTCCGAGAACTGATTGGCCCCCGGAGATAGTGTCGGATATTTTTTGCACTGCTTTGTTGATTTCGAAAGTAGGATACACTCTCTGGTTTGCGTTCTTTACATTACCTTGAATACAAATACCTTTCATGTACAGATCCTTACCTTCGTTGGAAGACTCAACAACAACCTTTGCTTGATCAAATGTTAAGTGTTCTGATAGTACTTGCATATCCTATTTCCTTATTTAGAAGCCACAGGAGACTTACCGTCTACTGAACCTTCTTTTTCCATTGCCTTAGGAGCCATATCTAACTTTTGTGATTTTGAACCACCTGCGTTTTTATATGTCTTGCCCATAGGCTTTGCAGTATCGCCTGCTAATGCTTTGCCTACGCCGCCTTTTTCTTCTGCGCCGCCACCCATTGAGTGTGCTCTAGCATCGTTCATTGGCTTGTTTTTGCCGGCTACAGGTGATTTCTTTTGATCTGCACCTGCTTCTTTGCCCATTTTTTCTGCACCGTGGCCTGTTTTGACCATTTCTGCATATTCTTTGACAATTGAATCAGCGTCTTTTGACTCTTCAACTTCTAATGATTCTTCTGGCTTGTCATCATCTGAGTCCATCATCTTTGCAAACTCAGCCTTTAATTGGTCAAGTTCTTTTTCTAATGGTTCAAACATTTCTTCTGTTTCGCCATCTTGATCGCCATCATCATCAAAATCACCGTCATGATCCATGCCTTCTTCATCGTCCATGTCCATGCCATGTGCTTCTGCTTCGATGTCTGATACTAGATCATCAGTTGCGTCACCGCCGATTTCTTCGATAGTTTCATCAGTTGCTTCTGCTGGCTCTTCAGTCTCTTCAACTTCTTCCTCAGCTTCTTCATCTGAATCTTCTTTCATCTTTTCTTTGTCTTTTTCTTTTTCTTTTTTATCTTTGTGTGCAGCTTCATCAACTTCATCAGCGTCATCTTTGTCTGCTGATTCTTCAGTTGTTTCTGCTTCCTCGTCTGCTAGGATACCTTCGTAGATAGAACGTGATTTTTCCACAACGATTTCGTGGAAAAGCTTTTCAGCTTCGTCCTTCTGCTCGTTCACAAGCAAGTCAAGGAGTTTTTCAAATTTAGACATGATAATTGCCTCCTTTAAGGCAGATATTTAACAAAATTGGGAAACACAGCCCTTTTAAGAGCTCTTTTTAGGCATTTTACTCAAATGCTCTTCTAACATATTATATGTAATGTCGATCCAATTGGTTTTTTGTGCTAGTTTATTGGGAGATTGTTGTCCTTCACGTATCACATGATAAAAATTCACATTAGGATGACTGGATGTATTTGTAATCATTTGATTGAGCCAGTTGCCAAAATAAGTTCTATCTGAACCTGGCTTACGATATCTCTCTTTGCCCTTGAACATGTTATTAATCTTTCTGCCATCCTTTTCATCAATTACGCCCTTTTCGGTGATGCCGAAAAAATCCATGCCCAGAATGTAAATTGTTTGATATTTTTTGTATTCCAGTGCCAGTCTTGTGGCTGTTGGCCCAGATGACCATCCCCAATCTTTAGCAAGTCTATTCACACGTTGATCTTTTACACC